TAATCAAAACAATCCACAGGATCCATCTAATGGTAAAATAAGAAAATTATCTGTAACAGTTACTTTATCTGATCCAAAAGAATATAAAGGTGGTGAATTAGAATTTGATTTTAGAAATTTAGATCCTGATAAAAAACCAAACTTATATAAATGTATAGAAATTTTACCAAAAGGATCTTTAGTTGTATTTCCATCTCATGTATGGCATAGAGTTTGCCCTGTTAAAAAAGGATCAAGATATAGTTTAGTAATTTGGAACTTAGGGTATCCTTTTAAATGAAAAATAAAAAACAAAAAGATCAATTATATAGAGAGGATTATTTTTCTTGTCCGATATATTGGATGGATAAGCCAGAGTGGGTAAAAAAATTAAATAAAGCTTCGGATCCATATATTAAAAAAGCAGCTAAAAATAATAAAAAACATATAGATGAGAGAACTAAAAAATATGGTAATAAAGGTGATCACGGAATGACTCATCATTCTACGTCTCTTATAAACGACTCTAAATTTTCAGACTTGCAAGAGTGGATAATAGCTACAGCAAATAATTTATTAATTGAGCAAGGATATGATTTATCTGGATTTCAAGTATTTTTAACTGAAATGTGGGTACAAGAGTTTTCTAAACTTGGTGGAGGGCATCATACTTTACATACACATTGGAACGGCCACATGTCTGGTTTTTATTTTTTAAAGGCTAGTGACGCAACTTCTAGACCTGTATTTGAAGACCCTAGACCAGGTAGAATTATGAATTTATTACCTGAAAAAGATAAAACAAAAGTTACACCAGCAACATCTCAAATAAATTATGCTGTTAAACCTGGAAGATTAATATTTTTTAATTCATTTATGCCTCACTTATACAGTGTTGACAATGGTTATGAACCATTTAGATTTATACATTGGAATATACAGGCAATTCCAAAAGGAGTGTTAAAGCACGATGATAATAAAAAATAAAAATTTACCTAACTTTATAAAAACTATTTTAGGTTCTAGTGCTAAGTTCCAAAATGATTTTGTGGAAACAATTTTAGAAGAAAAAAGAAAAGAACTAATGAAAAGGAGAAAAAATGTCGTTCAAAAAAAATAAATACTCAGTTATGAAAAAAGCTATTTCAAAAGAATTAGCAGAGTTTTGTTATAATTATTTTTTAAATAAAAGAAGGGTAGCAAGGTTTTTATTTGATCATAAATATATATCACCTTTTACAGAATACTTTGGAGTATGGAATGATGCTCAAGTTCCTAACACTTACTCACATTATAGTGACATAGTTATGGAAACTTTATTACAAGGTCTTCAAGGTAAAATGGAAAAACAAACTGGATATAAACTACAGCCAGCTTATTCTTACGCTAGAATATATAAAAATGGAGATGTATTACACAGACATAAAGACAGGTATTCTTGTGAAATATCTACAACTTTAAATTTAGGTGGAGATCCTTGGCCTATATATTTAGACCCAACAGGTAAAGAAAAACAAGCAGGAATTAAAGTAAATTTAGATCAAGGAGATATGTTAGTTTATATGGGTTGTGATTTAGAACATTGGAGAGAAGGATTTGAAGGTAAGGATTGTGGCCAAGTTTTCTTACATTATAACGATGCTAAAAAGAAAACTGCTAAAGAAAATACGTATGATAAAAGACCTTTCTTAGGTCTCCCTGCATGGTATAAGGGGTTTAAAATATCTAAAAAGTAATATATAATTCCCGTTTGATGAGGGGCATTCATCCACCACACCAATGCTCCTCGTCTAACGGGAAATTAATATGTTACAGAAACTAGGGTTTTTACCAGGATTTAATAAACAGGTCACACCAACCGGGGCAGAGGGACAATGGACCGGAGGGGATAATGTACGTTTTAGGTATGGATCACCTGAAAAAATAGGTGGTTGGCAACAGCTTGGAGCACAAAATCTTACTGGTGCTGCCAGAGCTCTACATCATTTTGACGATAATGCAGGTATTAAATACGCTGCAATAGGAACAAACAGAATTTTATATGTTTATTCTGGAGGAACTTACTATGATATTCATCCAATTAGACAAACAATAACCGGTGCAACGTTTACTAGCACCTCTTCATCAAAAACAGTTACAGTAAATTGTGGAACTTCTCATGGATTATCAGATGACGACATAGTTTTATTTGAAGATGTTACAGGAGTAACTGGGTCATCTACTTACAATAACGATACATTTAATAACATTAAATACATGGTGACTTCGGCTCCTACAGCAGAC